GTGCCCCATACTTTTCCTGCTATCATAATTTTTCCTTTAAAGAATTTTACTTAAATCTATTAATTCACTTTGTCTACTAATTTCCTTGACAAAATAACAACAATTAGGTTTTTGTTTTTCGCTTATCGGAACACTAAGCAATTGTCCATTTTTCATTTTAGGAAAATACCATTTTACATCATTATAGAAATTTACGATTTCTATTGGTTTAAATTCTATCCTAAAACTACTTAGCGGATTAAAACAAAATGCTTCAAAACCCCTATCATTTAAACTTGTCAACGGCAGTATTTCAATTTCACTGCTACTACTACTGTCGCCTACTGCAATGCTCCAATCGATCGGCATACTAATTTCTTCATCACCTATTTTTAGCACCATTGCTGGAGCATTGAAGCTTTCTAAAAAGATTAAAGGAATGAAGAAAAAATCCGGATTGCTCGGATCACTGTTATCGAGTACGCTGAAACGCATACTGTCATCTACTTCATCAGGTAGATTATTTAAGTCAAAACCAATATTGTCTAATGTTAAAATTTTCATAAAATCACCAATTTATTTTCTCAACCGTGAACGGATACTTAGCTTCCTTGTAAAACCTTTTTCTCTCAGTGAGATGTTTTTTGGCGTATTTACAGGTACTTGTGATATCCCAAATTTGGACGAAGTCTTTATCTTCAGCTTTTCTAATACCTCGCCCAATACTCTGTATAACTCGGACAAAGCTTTTTCCGGGTTCCAGAAGAACCAAATTAAAAATACGAGGGATATTAATACCCACAGCGGCCACACCATAAGTCGCCACAGTAATCTTTTTATCATTAGTTGCATGTTCTTTATATTCTTCCTTTCGTTTATCGCCTTTAACTTCTCCTGAAATGAATACTGAATCTTCGATTAATTCAATTAAACTATTTCCTGTATCAATTCTGTTTACTAATACTAACGTGTTTCCTGTTTCTGATATCTTCTTTATTAAGTTTGCAAGATAAGTCACTCTTTCTTTATTAGTTACTAGATATTTTAATTCTTCTGCATATGATTTAAATTCAGGTAAATCGACAAGTTGAAGAATGTTTACATGAAGATCACTTAAAATTCCCATCTCTTGTAGTTCATGTGCCTTTACACCGCCTACTACTGGTCCTAAACTAGCAAATATAATTTCTGATTCGTAATTTTCTTTTGGTACAGTTCCGGTTAAGCCCCATCTTATAGCTGCATTGCAGAAATTTTGTGTTAATAAATTTTTCAATACAGTAGCTTTGGCCATATGTACTTCATCTACAATAACACACTGTACACCATCTATAAATTCTGCCAATGTTACTATTTCATGCTCACTATTTTTAGATTTTTTATCTAGTATGTTCAGACTTTGCCAAGTACAAATAGTATGAGTTTTGTTTAGATCTTTTCTATCTCCATAATACACACCGACATCTAGTCCAACATTTACAAAGTCTTCTTCTGTCTGTGTTACTAGATCTTTGTTTGGTACAATGATCATAGTTCTTCCATGCGGTTCACATATTTGTGCCAATGTTGCAGTCATAATAGTTTTTCCTGCACCTGTAGCTACTTCTTGTAAACTTTGAGGATTTTCTAAAAATCTATTAACTACTTCAACTTGATCGTCCCTTAGCATTATGGGCTCGCCTTCGAATCTATGACCCGATCCCCATACTTTGCCTTGATCCGCCCAATATTTATTAGTAACTTTTTTAAAATCTAATTTGATGTGATTACGTAGGTCTTCTATATCACTTATTTCGTAATTTGATTCTTCTAGTACAGATAATATTGTAGGCAATTGATTAATATAACCATTACCACCCATCCCAAAAAGTGTTACTGTGCCATCCCAGCGACCTAGTTGATATGCAGGTCTGAATCTAGCAGTAGGATCAACATACTTAAATTTATTAACTAGTTTTCTTCTTACTTCGATAGGAAGACCTTCTACTTTTAAATTAACTTCATCTTTAATAATTAATTTACACGACTTCATGCAAATCTCCTATCATAGGTGCAACATTGTTATAATATATTTTAAGATCTACGTCATTACAAAACACATGTGCTTTATTATTTCTAAAACTATTAGTGATCGAGATTGCAGATTTTGGTCTCCAATTGCTTTTTATAAAGAACTTAGGCAACATATTATTACTAATTACAGCTATGTCTGTGGTTTGATCTAAGTATTTGTTTAATGAATGTTCCTGAATAAGCGAGTTAAACAATCTATTTTGATCATTAGTATTATCAAGTCTAAAATACACAGACTTATTTTTTATAGATTGACAATTGATTATTTTTTTAAGTATATCTATACATTGTTCTATGTTCCGATTATCAAGTATAACGAGGGTAGGTAATCTTTCTAAAAGTTGTAAACTTTCTAAAAGACTATCAAAAGTATAAGTTCCATTGTTCAAAAAAACATTTGTTGCATTTCTATTAGCTATTTGAAAATGCAAATCTTTAGATGTAAAATTCAACTCGAATTTGTATTGATGGCGTATTCTTCTATCTAATATTTTAAAATCTGATACCTCCTTTAATTCTTTAGATATTATATCTTTAAAATACTGATTATAGTATACTGTAGATTCTAATATTTCTTGTTTATTAGATATGACAGTTTTAATTTCATTATAGATTTTAAGTAAATCTTCTGAAAATGCAAATTTTTCATGACGAAGACTATCTACTACTGACAAAACATTCTTCTCATTTAGATTGAGTTGTATTAATGCAGGAGAATGCATTTCGTAGTTGCCCTTGATTGTAGATAATGCCGATAGCACTTTCTTCTTTAGGTCTCGGTCATACGAAAATTCAATTACAATTTTAGTTTTATCATCAGAAATTTTGACATTTTTAGTATTTTCTAAAATTCTAAAATTTGTTGACCAGACCGGAATCTGTAATAATTCCGATTGAAGAGTGTCAAAACAATTTTGATAAAAAGACAAGATACGCAACAATAAATTTCCTTGTTTTTCAGTCAAAAATGGACCTTCTGCTATCTGCTTGTTTAGGCTAATCAGAATTTTTTTATCTTTTGGACTAAATTTATCGAAAGGAACAGTGAAGTTAGTTCTAACTATGTAGTTCAGTAATTCGTCTATTGTTCTCATGCTAAAATTATAACAAAAATATAATCAGATGTCAACTATTCGGAGAAAAAATTCGAGTCAATGGAGTGCCTTGTGCAATTTCATCGATCGTCCACTCGGTATGACATAACCTTTCAAACCATTCTTCTCTTCTTGGTCGTTCGGGACTATCTGTAAAAGAAAAATCTAAATTAGCTACATCTTTAGCAAGACTGCTACTAGTCACGAATGCCGGAACCCCACTAATCACACTCAAAATTCCGGTGTTAGAACTGGGATTTACCACTGCCCACGCATTTTTAAGGTCGTCGTTGAAATCAAAATCGTCATAAGTGCCTTGTATTTGTTTAGGTATTCTGACAGTCACATTTTTATAAGAGAAGTTTGCTGCCCAGTGCCAGTCTCGAGGATGGGGTCTAAAAATTATAGGCCTTTCTGAGTGAATTTTTATGTTGTCTATGGTATTTTTTAACCATGCTATAGGATGAGGCATCATGCTCCATTGTTCACTTTTAGTATGTTGGCCACAAATTAAAATATTACGACCATTCATAGTCCATGATGACAATTTTAGACCTAATTTTTCAGAACGATTGGGTATAAGGTCATAAGGTAATCCAAAATACCCATCATTATTGACGTGACCTCGACCCATTCTCCAAGTAGTGCCTCTTTTTAAACAACCTACTTCTAGTACAACAATAGTCTTGTTCAATTTTTTCGCTTGGTCCCATATTTCTTTGTTAGCAGACATTCGTCCATGCCATAAGACTGACCATATAACATATACATCAGCTGACATATCATGTTCAGTTACTGTATAACCCAGTTTTTTAGCACCTTCTGTGAAGGCAGCAAACACAGGTTTTGAATTTAACGCACCAAATCTAGGAAAAATTGAGAATCTCATGTAGTTGATAAGTAATATATGTATTTAATGAGGATTACATGCCTAAATATGCAGTAGTAACAACTTTTCATGCCAAAGGTTATGAGCAATATGCTCAAAAATTCATAAAAACTTTTCTAAATACATGGCCACAAGCAGTGACCCTGTATGTGTATACCGAAGATTGTGAAATTTTAGAATCTGGACCTAATCTTATTGTAAGAGATTTACATCTGTCCAGTCAACCCTTGGTAAATTTTAAAAATAAGTGGCGTAACGTTCCTAAGGCCAACGGTGATGTTAGTCAAGATCCTGTAAGAAGCAAAAGACGAGATGCTGGCAAGGGATTTAAATGGGATGCTGTAAGATTTGCTCACAAAGTTTACAGTATTTTTCATTGTGCTGAAAATTGTGATGCAGAAATTCTAATATGGATGGATGCAGATATGGTTTGCCATAGCACAATGACTGAAAAAATACTAAATTCACTAATTCCTGAAAACACTGATCTTTGTTATTTAGGTCGCGAAGGAAAATTCAGTGAGTGTGGTTTATATTCTATGTATTTGCCCAGTCAGCGTATAAAAAACTTTTTAAAACAGTTTCAAAATTTTTACGATGATGCAGAAAACGGAATTTTTCGACTAGACGAGTGGCACGATAGTTTTGTTTTCGATGCTGTAAGACGTTTACACCCATTAGTCGAAGTGGATTGGTCAAAAGGATTAATAAAAGGCGAAGGTCATCCATTAATTAACAGTCCTTGGGGTGCATATCTTGATCATCTTAAAGGAAAACGTAAAGAATACGGAAAAAGTTTAACTACCGACCTTGTAGTCGACAGAAAAGAAGGATACTGGATAAAATGAAACAATCACATGGATTTTGGTTCCCAGATTATGACAATCATTTTCCGAGACTATTGGAAAAAAGTCTAAAAAAAGAAGGAATTTTGAGATATCAGTGGAAAGCACGTGATGCAGCTATTCAAATTTGTGATCAAAGACGAATTTGCTTAGATATTGGAGCAAATGTAGGATTATGGAGTTGTGATTTAGTAGAAAATTTTGAAAAAGTAATTGCATTTGAACCTGTACAAGAATTTGTTCAATGTTATAGAAAAAACGTTAAAAAAGATAACTATTTTGTCTATGAATGTGCATTAGGAAAAGAAAATTCATTTATTAATATGAATATTGTCGAAGGAAACACCGGTCATACTCATATCGATAAGAGTAGTTTCGGAAGAGGTGCCATACCCTTAAAAACTTTAGACAGTTTTAATTTTAGTGATATCGATTTGATAAAAATTGATGTAGAAGGTCACGAAAATGACATTTTAAAAGGTGCATTGGAAACAATTGAAAGGAATCGACCTGTGTTAGTTATAGAACAACAAAAACACGAATATCAAAATGATATGGAAACTCTTCCTGCTATTAAGTTATTACAAAGTATAGGTTATAAAGTTGTAAATCAATTTAACAAAGACTGGATTTTGAAGATCTTATAAGTAAGGAATAAATTTACGATAGATAAGCCCTTGGGATCCTTCAGTATCACTCCAATGTGCCGCCGCAAGATTATGAATCCACTGATCTCTTTCAAAAAATTCAGGATTTTCGATATTTTTTAAATCTTTGTTTGCTACATCCCAAGCAACACAACTTTGATCATCCACAAATATAGGTACGCCTTCACAAACGGCTGCAACTGCACTTGAACTGTTAAAAAAGACAGCGGCATGAGCTTTATGCATACTTTCTTTTAACGGTATACGTTGAGAATCTTGAACAGAAATAGTAGGACTTATAAATTTGCTAAAATCTTGAGGTTTACCTGGATGAGGTCTTATTACAATAGGTCGATCCGTGTATGTTCGTATTTTAGAAATTTTCATTTTTACCCAATCCATAGGATCTAAGTTTTTCATACTGAATCCGCCATCCCTTTGCATACAAACTAAGATATGTCTGCCCTTTGTTCTCCAATCTTTTAGCTCTAGATTCAATTCTCTTTTTATTTTTTGCCATTTTTCCGAATTACTGTTTTGATTAGCATATTCGGCTGTATCATAGAAAGGCCCATTTAAACTATATCTTAAAAATCGATTTTCTTTATCGGCATATTTCCAACATCCTGCATCGATGCACATAGTTTTACCACCATTTGCTTTTTGACCATTTACAACTTGTTGTCTTAACAAAATGTTCGGTGTATTTTTATCTTGTGTGACCCAACCTAGTATAACTGCTAGTCTACTAGGTTCATAGTCGTATGTGGTAGCAACTCTTACAGTCGCTCCACTTCTAGCAGCGCCTTCTGCAAAACTATTCAATGCGCTGGCTTTTTTAGGATGTTTATTTAAATTTAGAACACTACTATTATAAACAATGACGTCATACTTCATTTAGAATTTTCCATGCGAGACCACTTCTCATTTCGGCTTCGGTAAATTGAGAATATGCTAAATGAGCTGCCCATATGCCTACTTCGTCTAAAGTTGGTATGTAGGGATTTTCAATTTCTGCTAAATTGCTTTTACAAAGACTTTGTGCTGCATTTGGTCCAAGTGTAAATGCAGGTTTCCCTAATAAAAGTGCTTCTGTTGCGGCAATACTGTTGAATGTTACTAGACAATGAATGTCTGTTTGTAATGCCATTTCCATTGTATCTGTAGTAGCTCGTACACTTCTTCCTTGTTTTAATCTTATAATTATTGGTCTATCTGTATACTTTTTAATAGTCTCTACAGTTGTTTTTAACCATTCATCTAAATCTAAATTATAAAAGACCATAACTTTAGCACTAGGAGGACATAACAATATATTTCTTCCTCCTCGGAATTTACTTAATCTTACACCGGTAGCTTGAAGTCTGTCCATAGGTCTTTCGATAACAGGCCCTAAGTTTTGCATATTATTTTTAGTGACTCTATGGAATAATTTTTTTCTTCCATTGCCAAAATAACCAGTGTCTACATAGAAAAAATCTCTGCCTTGTTCTTTAAGAATAGCCATTTGCTTTCTTTTAGTAATTCCTCTAAGAACAACTGGCCCGTTTGATTTTTCTACATTATCCCATGTTGATATTTGTCCTCCGGCACCTAGAACAAAGTTTTGTAAAATTGGATCGTACATAAGTCCTTTTTTCTCAAAAAATCTAAATTCACTATCAGTAGACATAATTGTCTTAGTGTCTAACTGTTTAATTTTTTCTGTTATATTATCTATTTTTACTTCATAATACGAACCTGATGGATCAACTCTGTATTTTAATATGTCGTCAAATACATCATAAATTTGTTCTGGTAGATTGTCGTATTTAGACGGCGCCATTACTACTTCAGGCTCGGCTTTTTTTTCTGTCGACATTAAGTATTCGTATTTTTCTTTAATCCAGTGAGCACCATACTCGGTTTTCATGTAATGATCAAACCAAGGTCCACCTTCTGTATAATGTAAAGCTTTAGGCGAACCGTCAGTAGGTTCGTGATACCAATTGACTAACCAATTCCATTCTACAGAGATATCACCGATATCTTCATCATTGAGCCACTGAAATCTGTGTAACCATGCTCCGGTTCTAATATTAAGAATATCAGGAGTTAGTTGGCTATTTTTAGGATGAGCGCAATTCCATAAGATTAAACTACTCCAATTTTTTCGAGGATATGGATATTGTACCTTGCCATCCATTTTCATTGTTTGTTCAGGATTGTAGTCGTGTTTAACTACCATCACGGCTTTATCGTGATTTTTTTCAGCTAAGTCAAATAATTTTTTAACATCATCTAAGAACAGAAAATCACAATCGCAAAAAAGTGCCCAACCTTCAAATTTGGTTAAGTAAGGAACAAAAAATCTTGTAAATGTAAACTCTGTAGAACTTAAAACATCATGATGGCGTGTATACAGACCTTGCTTTCTAAGGTCTTTTTGTATAATTGGTATAATTTCAACATTGCTTTCTGTTCTAGTCACGATACTATGCTTACAAACTTGATAAGCAATATCTTCTCTACTATCCCAACCTATAAATACTTTCATTTTCTTTCTATGTCCTCTTCTTTACAATCTTCTCCGTATTGTATCTCTACAATTTTTAAAGGTACATTTCCTGGATTACATAATTGATGCCATTGGGTTTTAGAAATATGTAAACTTTGATGCTTGTGAAACACTCCGATTAATTCTTGGTCAGTGCTTCTATTGATTGTATAAATTTCAGCAGTACCTTCGACTATAAACCAATGTTCTGCTCTATGTTCATGTTTTTGCATACTCAAACATTGTCCTGGGTCTACTGTTAATTCTTTTACTTTAACTTCTTTACCATTTTCGTGTAATATACGATAGTATCCCCAGGGTCTTTCTGTTTTAGGAGACTTCCATTCTGTTAATATCCAACTGCTAGAATTTTTTTTATCTTCTCCACCGACACCGAACACAAACTCTAGGTTATCATCTATAATATCCATTTCTGGAATATTCGATGCTGTACGATCGCCGCCATTAGCAAATATCAATTTTGAATTAGGATAATGTGCTCGGACTTGTTGTATAAAATGTTTCGCAGAACCGTCATCATCATTAAATGTATAAACTTCGTCTACCATTGATAGATTGTTTATTACACAGAGACGTTCGTTCCAAGACATGAACGCTCGGCCTTTTTTACGAGCAAGCCATTCGTCGCTGTTTAAACCTACAATCAAACAATCTCCTAACATTTTAGCAGCTTTAAAATATGCTATGTGTCCGGAATGTAAGGGATCAAACCCGCCAGTTACAAGAACAATTTTATTCATATCAAGTATCATTAAGTGCTCATATTTAGCCAATAAATAACAGCATGAAAAAAATATTAGTAACTGGAAGCGAAGGATTTATAGGAAAACATCTATGTGCTGCTCTAACCGTTTTAGGGCATTCTGTAATTAGAGTGGATAAAAAATTAGGCACCGATCTGTGCAAATTAGAAACTTTTAGGGAATTACCCGAAGTTGACCTTGTTGTACATCTGGCTGCTTTTAATGGTACCAAATACTTCTATTTACAACCATTCGATGTTATAAGAGATAACATATTGTCTACCCAATATCTTTTAGATTTTTATAAAGGAAATGTAGAAAAAATCATTTTTACTGGTACCTGCGAAAGTTATGCAGGAGCTATTGATTTATTTTCTTACAATGTTCCTACTGATGAAACCGTTCCTTTAGTTATTAGCGATGTATCTAACCCTAGATGGAGTTATGGTGGAAGTAAAATTCTGAATGAGTTACAAATTTACTCTGTTTTTCACCAATTCAAACAAAATTTTACAATTATCAGATATCATAATGTTTATGGTCCTGGACAAGTTGATCATTTTATTCCAGAATTCAGCATTAGAGCAAAAACAGGAGATTTCACCTTAAAAGGTTGGAAGAACACTAGAAGTTTTATGTATATCACCGATGCTATTAGAGCAACTATAGATATTATTTTTAATAACAACTGTAACAATCAAATCATCAATGTTGGAGTGAATGACGAACGTACTATCGAAGAAATAGCTAAAATTATTTTAAAAGAGTTAAAAATAAATGGGGAATTAATTTTAGAAGATGCTCCGCCTGGAAGTGTAAGTAGAAGACAAGCAGATTTATCTAAACTTGAACAATTAACTAACTTTGTTCCGTCTGTAAGTATAGAACAAGGTATAAAATTTACATTGGAAAATTTATGAAAATTGGTATAATAGGATTAGGAGTAGTAGGATCTGCTTGTAAATATGGATTTGAACTAATAGGATATGAAGTATGTATACATGATATAAAATTTAAGTCTGATCTTAATAATTTAATTAATTGTGATATTATATTTGTTTGTGTTCCTACGCCCGAAGATGCAGATGGATCTTGTGATATATCCAATATACTGCAAGTGATTACAGATTTAGAAAATTTAAGTTATAATGGAGTAGTTGCATTAAAGTCTACTACAATGCCAGGAACTACTCAAAATTTAATTAACAACTCTAATCTAAGAATCTGTTATGTTCCTGAATTTTTAAGAGAAAGATGTGCTAATGAAGATTTTGTTGAAAATCATGATCTTTTAGTAGTAGGTACAGATGATGAAGAAATATTTCAATTAATTGTAAAATGTCATGGAGCAATACCTAAACACACCGTAAAATTACGTCCAATTGAGGCAGAATTGTTAAAATACTATTCTAATGTCTTTAATGCTCTAAGAGTAGTTTTTGCTAATTCCATGTTTGAAATTTGCAATAAGCTTGGAGCAGATTATAGTAGTGTAAAAGATGCATATCTAAAAAGAGGGACAGCAAGCTCTCACTATTTAGATGTAAATGACAATCTAAGAGGATATGGAGGTATGTGCTTACCTAAAGATACAAATGCTTTAAATGCTTTAGTAAAACAATTAGGACTTGAAATAAAATTATTCGAAACTATAGATTTAGATAATCAAAAATTTAAAAAAACAGTATTTCCTGGAATGCGTACTTAAAGAGTGGCATCTTCCATTCCTGCTACTCTTAATTTTATGATATTCGATAATTGCCATTGTTTTATATCAAGGGCTTTAGTAATACCTAACCATTTATTTCTAAGCAAAGCGAATTCATTGATGATTTTTTCAAAATCAACTACATCTGATTCGCCTTCTACGTATTTTTCGCAATCTCTACTACTTAATGCTCTTTGGTAATTTTCAAGATATTTACGAAAATGCTGACTTTTTAATCGACGTAGTTCAATATTTAAATATTCTAAAATTGCTTCTATTTCTTGTAATTGACTATATCTTTGTTCCACGATGCCGGGCATACTGGCTGCTGCCTTTTCTATATTTCCCGCTATGCGACTATCATTCTTTGCAACCAGTAATTCGGCTTCAAAGTATGCCACAGCATCGGGGATATAAGATATATCTTTACTGACTTTAGAATACCACATTATCTATCTTCGTCATCGAAGTCCCAGTTATCTTCGTCGTATTCACCATCTTCGTTTTCTTCATCTAGGTAGTATTCTATTGCCGCGTCTAACGTATCATCATAACCTACTGCCGAACCTATGATTTTATCACTTATTCCGTGATCAGCTAACAGATCAATATACCGTTCTGCTGCTAAATCAATAGTTTTTTTATCTAAATATTCTTTGAACAACATCCAAATATCGGCTATTTGATTCTCATTCATTTTCTACGAGCTCCTCGGTTTCGACCGGTTTATAATTAGCAAAGTCGGACATAACTTTATCTAAACAACCTTCTTCGTTACGTTCCCACTCTTTGCGATAATATTTAATAATTTCTCCGTCATTTGTAGTGAATGACAGTCTATTTCCATCTTTTTTAAGTAATCCTTTTGACTCCGACAAGTCAACTAACCCGCTATAAGGATTCATTCCTGTTTCGTAAGGAATCTTAACTTGTACACCTTCAAAAGGTTTAGCATAGCGTGTCTTCATAACCTTACAAGCAGCACGAATACCACGCACTTCACTAATCTTGTTGCCGTCATCGTCTTCTTTGAGTTTTAGTTTTTTCATGGCAACCACAATAGAACTTGCATAAATGAACCCTTGTCCTCCTGAAATCTTGTCATCTGGATCGAACATATCTTGGCTAGCGTATGTGTGATTTGTAGCCACCAACCCAACATTAGCACTACCGAACATATTAACACAGTTACGAACCAATGCCGTAAGTGCCTTAGGCTTTCTACCCATATCACCTTTTAAGTCTCCTGCTTCGAATTGATTAACATCAGTTGGTGTCAACAGCATTCCTAAACTATCGATAACAAATAAGACTTTAGGACGATCCTCCATAGTCTTATATTCTTTCATGAACTCGTTGATAGTTTTAGCAACATCGTCGATCATAGCCATATTAAGTTTAAGAAGCTTATCTTCACTGGTATCAACTCCCAATGCTTTGAGCCAATCCTCGTCTAATGCATTTTCGCTGTCAATTAAAATAACATAGATACCTTGTTCTTGTGCGTGTCTTACTAAGTTACCGGAACAGATATAACTTTTTCCAGCACCGCTTTCTCCTGCAAATACAGTTACTTTGCCGAGCGGGACACCGCGATGAAAGTCTCCGCTGATAAGATAGTTCAGCGCATAGTTGCCAGTACTAATCCAATCAGTAGGATCATTAAAACCTACGCCGAGTCCATCAATACTTTTTGTTAATGTTTTACGAAATTTTGTTAAGTCGAATGCTTTTGCCATAATTTTTCCTTTTCACTTATAATAATATGTAAATCGATGCCTGTCAATAGAAAATTTAAACAATATAATTTTCTTGAATAATTAAATCCCAAAACTTTTCTCTCGCTTTAATTGCTTGTAGTGCTGCATCTGTAGCTTCTTGATGTTTCGATTCATCGTCGCCGCATAGTTCTTCTAAAAGACGTCTTGCAGCAGGACCGTGATCGTTTGAATCTATAGTAACATGTCTTGCCAAATACCATTTAAAATATTCACTAGGTATTTGTGCTGCTTCTAACTGCTCTAAAACTGATTGAAATTGTTCAGGAAGTAATTCTTCTCTTCCTAATGCTAGAGCAGAACAAATAATCCAAGGTTTGTCGCTGTCCACAAACTTTTTAGTTTGCGACATAAAATATTTTGCAGGGTTAGGCACTTTAGGATGTGTTAGTGCATTTTCCCATCCTATAGTTGATACTAAGGAAGGCCATTGTTCTATCCAAGAAGTGTCTATACCAATTTCTTTCATAGCAAGGATATAACTTTCGAAATGACTTAGATAGCCATTGTTATTCATTGTTATATCGCTTTCTTCTCCTAATATTATTTCATTTATCCATCGTCTTGCACTGGCCGAATAGATAGGAGACCATGTAGAGCCCGAAGGTGCCAAATGGTGTTGAAGTTGTTTTGTTAAACACATGAAGTCCCATACAGCATATACATGATTCTCCATGAACACATGAAGATCTTCAACACATCCTATGCTTTGTCGAGATGTCAATGGATGTTGACGTAACTTCCATTGAGCTTTTTCAATTAATTTCCAGTCCATAGTAATTGTAGAGTGCTGACAACCAGCACTCTACTTATCTACAATTACTTCTGACGATTGCGAATCATTGCAAGAATATCTTCTGCTTTACTAGCACTTGAAGTAGTCGATGCTGATTCTTTCTTTGGTGCAGGTGTTTCTGTTTCGAACGGAGGATCGTCATCTAAGTCTGAACTTGTTTGAGGATTGCTCGGCGGACTAGCTTTAGCCACAGGATCACCTGTTACTTGGCTCATGCCGGCTGGCTTAAAGTATTGTCCCCAACGTTCCATATCAAACGGTTCGCCATCTACACTAGCTTCGAACATTTCTTTAATAACCTTGATTTCTACATCAGTAGGTTTCTTAGGTAAGTAATCCTTGAGATCAAACAAACCGTGTGCTTCAAGAGCTGCGGCTTCTTTGTCGTCTAGTGGGCGACTGCGACGACTCCATTTACTAGTAGAGTAGTCAGCATAACCGCCTTTGCTGGTCTTGATAAGTTTAAAATCAACGCCATTCACAGCATCAGTTGGCAAGTCGTCCATTTCTGGATCAAGTAATGCACCTCTGATTAGTTGAAAGATTTGAGGACCAATGATAAATCTACGGATTGGATTTTCTGATTTTTCAGTTTCTTTCAAACCATCTTCTACAACAAATCCTTGGAAGATATAGCTGCGTTTCTTCCAATATTTGCGACCTTGGTCTTCGAGACTTGGGTCTTTAAACCATCCGCGAACTTCTGAAAGAATAGGACAGGTTTCGCCATACATTTCCATGCAAGGGACATTAACTGTGACTTGTTTACTTTCTGCTTGACCTTTGATTCCTGCGAAAGGAAGTTTGATCATTGCACGTTCTACCCAAAAGAATGTGTTGTCTGAATTACCATCTGGAAGAAAACGTACTGTGGATTCGGAACCTTCTTTTAAGTTCCAGAACGGATAGATTGAATTATCTCCGCCTTTTGATTCGCCGCTGCTGCGGGTTTCTTGCTCTTTAAGTTTCGCACGAATTTCTGCTAATGTAGCCATGATTATCTCCTGTTGTTAGCCTATATTTGCCTTTAGTTTGTTCTAGAACCCTCTAAAACAAAAAACGCATACGGTGTATTGTATGCGTTTTTATTTAGTCTTGCAAGAGATTTAACACTCTTTTTTTGATTTATTTTACCATTATCTTAAACCAGCGATTCTCAACATAGCGTCCAAATCTTCTCGAGCTGCTTGTCCTTGATTCGGCATTGGCTGACTTGGCTTCGGCATTGGCTTCGGTTTCGGCATTGGCTGACTTGGCCTTGGCCCTCTTTCATCAGGTGCAGTTGTACCTTGTCCTGATCCAGAATATGGTTGAGCACCTTGTCCTGGAGGAGCTGGTTGAGCTGCTTGATTTGCAGCAGGCATGGAACCTTGCCCCATTCCGGCATTACGGCCAGATTGGAAGTTACTTGCTATGTCTGACACACCTTGACGCAGTTTGCCCATTGCATCTGTCGCACCTTTTTGAACTTTACCAGCAATTTTTCCAGCACCAAATGCCAAATCGTCTACTGCACCTTCTTGAGGTTGTGCAATTCCGGATAATTCTTGAATTCTTTTCATTTCGGCCTGTGTCATTAGTTCGTTCATGATATGCTTGGCTTTTTCTAATGCTTCTTCGCCGAATTTCTTTTCGACTGAAATCAAAACTCCGGTTGGAC